GAGATCAGATCGGTATGGCCAACAAGCTGAGAACCAAATGAGCCAGCGAGCTTGATCGCAAGGTCTGCGGTCTCCGTCTGGCCTGAAATGGGAACTGGCATGCCAAGGTTGTTATATCCCTGCAGCATATTGCTGCGCGGCCCTACGCCGGACATTGGGCTAACGAAAGACTCAGGGAAGCGCAGCACCCGGTTTAAATTCGCTACGCCAGCGTCATCAACATACTGTTTGCTTGCCGCATCTGTGCTGTTGACTGGGTAACCAAGGTTTTCGATTCGATAACCTTTGGCATTGAATGGACCACCCCAAATTGGGCGTGTCAGAGAAAATCCCAAATAAAGATAAGCCTGTCGTATAGCCATCCATAACCGATCAAAATCTTTATTAACGGTATCCGCCAGCAGGTCACCGTTATCCTGATAATCCGTTAGTCGGGTGCTGGGGATTTCACGCTGTAGCAAAACAGTTGAACCATTGGCGGGAGGTGTAAAAAAGGTAACCTCCCCGCCGTCAATATTTCCTACTCCTGACACTGCATAACCAGTGGTCAGTACCTCCCCGTTGATTGAAACAGCTAAATCACCGATGGTGAGCAGATAAAATTCGTAAGGGAAAACGGTTGTCAGACCGTTGGCCGTGTAAATGTTGTATGGGGTTTGGTTGGGTACCGACATAAGGCAGCCTCGGTTTTAATAATCCACTGCGACCTCATGATCGCCATCGTATGGCTGCCAATCTTCCCGCCCCTGCGCGGTCGGTTTCCCGACCAATTTCCCGATGCGCACCGGCGTTTCCCCAATTGCCCCCGCTCCCGAGTCAATATAATCGTCCGGCTGGTTGGTCAGTGCCGGGTTAAAATCACGCATCTGGTCATACATTGGGCCATCGAGAACGTCGCTGTGCGCCCACAGGAAACGTGATGACAGCGGAGCTTCGAAAGCATCAAGGATTCGTTTTTGCTTGTTGGTGACGGTGAACTCTTCCCGCACACCGCATCCGGTACCTTTTAGCGCTTGGCGCAACAATTTCCCGGCGAAACTGCCCGGGCCGTTAACCTCAACTACAACCTGCGGGATCTGGAATTTCACCACCAGTTCGCGGATTTGCATCACCTGCCCGCCTATGATTTTGTCCTTATCATCGAATTCAGCCAGGTCGCCAGTCAGCCCTTGGCATATGTGCCAGTAGAGGTGTCCGCGCGAATCGGTAAGCATCAACGAAAATGCGCTGGCGTCGGCCTTTGCTTTACCTGTGGCCACGTCCCACCATGCGACAGCACCAACGATCTGCTGATTGCCCAGCCACATTGACGCGGTACGGTTTGCGTAGCGGATCTCCGGGTGCACGTTGTATTCGCGGATGCGATCAGGGTCGAGGCGCGATTCGCCGATAGGTTTGCTGTGCAGCTGGTACTGGCTATCCCATTCGTTAATCGTGCGTGTTTCCTGCCGGCGCTTCTCCATCTCTGCGGGCGTGAATCGTTCAGCCCAGGCGCATTCCGCGTAACAGTCAACAGTGGTTCCGGGCGATTCAGCAAACGCTATACCGCTTTCTGTCAGCTGATAATCAACACCCTCAGCGAGCAGGCGCGCACCGATGTGGATCCCAACAAAAACGTATTCTGGCCGGAATGGCAGCGAGTAACTGCGCACCGTGGCTTTCTTCTCCTCGATGCGGAATTCTTTCTCAAACAGTTTGATGGTGAGGCAGTCTGCGCCCATAGCTTCAACCTCGTCATAAAGGCTGTCGTGGGTATGCGGGGTGCCGATGAAGAGTTTCCGGCCACCAGGCACAAGGATGTGGGTTTGCTCGCCCAGACGATAACGCAGCTTTTCGCGCGCCTCCGGCGTTTGGATATTTCGCGGGACTTCGACGTCATCATTTTGGCATTCGTCAGCACGGGCAGATGTGACGTTAGAGAGGATACCTTTCGCGTACATGCTGCCATTACGCATATCCAGTGAGCCGTTAACCCACCACTGCTCTACAGTGCCCTGACCATCCGGTAGCATGCCTTTGGTAAGCGGGTGATTGCGGAGTACGTTCTGCGTGTCGCGGCTGGTTTTGTACGCGGTACCGTCGGCCTCTGACTGGTGGAGAATTCGATACTGCCGATCCCGGTAATATCGCCAGGCGTTATATACCGCCAGAATGGTGGATTTCCCAAAACCACGGAAACAGCGAAGCACCGCAAGATCTCCACGGTGCTCCAGCCAATGGCAGGCGCGATAATGGCAGTCTGGGACATCCCACCCCATCCGCTCCGCCCACATGATGAAGAAGGCGACGAATGAGATCATTTTTTCCGCTGCTGCAGGCGGTCGATAACTTCCTGCGCCGCGCGTTCAGCGGCGGATACCTGCTGACCAAGGCGAAATGCTTCATCGTCCGGATCTTCGCCCGGCTTCTGGGTACCGCCACGCGTGTGCATACCGATTAACGAATGCACCTTCACCAACAGCGTGAGCGATGCTGCAGCGTTCTTCTTGCACCAGTAGCGATCGCCGCGCTCCTGTTTGGTGTGTTTGTTGACTGGTTTGTCAGCGCCTGGCCAGGTATCCGGATCAGCTTCCTCGAGCACGACGTCGGTTAACTTATCGCTCAGTGCTGTTAGGCGGGTTCTGTAATCGTTGTGCATAAAAAAGCCCCATAGTTGTCATGGGGCTATGATGGGCTGAGTGGTTGGTCGGTTTCCTGACTATAGTTAGCTCTTTTTAATTTTTGCGCGGTAACTTACCGTGTCAGATATATATTTTTCTTTAAGTAGATCTTTTGTTGCTGACTCTATTTTGGTCTTTTCTATATACCAAGGATGTTTCTTTTCTTCTTCAGAAATGCTTATCCCATCAGAATTTGCAGAGTTGCAAATCGCCATATCATATTGTTTTTTAACATTCTCACTTATTTTTTCATTGCATGAATAAATAACCGCAGTGGCTATATCTGTCGGCGAGGTATCCATATCAAAAACTTTATAGTGCTCGTCATTTGTACATTTAAACATTGATTTCATTGTGCTTTGAAATTCTGCTTCCTGCGTTTTGCAGCCAGCAGCAAAAGATCCTGTGCTGAAACAAAGAAGAAAAGCGGCAATTACAGAGGTGTTATTTTTCATGGTTGACCTATTTAAGTTGCTCTTCAACTCTATTCAGGAGCGGAGAGATATAAAACAAGTTCTGATATGGTAGCAACTTCCTGACCGCATGTGTTTGTTTATCGTCAAATTCTCCGTTAAGAACACCATTGGCTATCACGGCCCCATCACCGGCCATGTCGAACGTTGGCCCCAGCAAAGCGCCGATTGCGTTACGGCTCTGGAAGCGGGACACCGGCGGTGCGCCAAACATGGTACCAAGCCCAAACCGGCCACCGCTGATATTCTCGACGGCGTTTAGAGGTTCAGATAGCCAGCCAATCATTCCTGCACGGTCTATACCCTCTTTCACCAGGTTGTTAGGGCTGTAGTCGATGTCCCGACCGCTGAGCTTTTGTTTCATGACGTAGACCATAGCGCCGAGTGCAATTGTCCCCATTGCGCCAAGATAGAAAGAAGCATCACCCTGCTGGATTCCAGAAGCGATCACCCGGTTGTGCTGAGCAAAAATGAACGTCTTGAACTGCAGGATCATCTTGCCTACTTCATTGCTCATCATTAGCGGTGTATCACCAACGCCAGGTGTTACAACGGTTGAATCAACGTCTTTTAGCACTGCTGACTGGAAGGCCTCCCGCACTGCTCGGTCATCCCACAGATGGCTATGGCCAGTTAGCAATCCATCCATGTCTTCGCCATGCTTGGCAAACTGGTCGCCAATGCGTTGTAGCATGCTCTGATCGATACCGATTTGCGCCAGTTTCCTGATCTCCTTCTTTGGTACCTCTTTGCCGACAGCCAGTAACTTTGCATTGTCCAATATACGGGACTGCACAATCAGACCAGACCAGGACTTGAGCGCGCTGTTCCACTGGTTCATTAGTGTCCAGTTGCCGAACTTCTGCGTTCCCCAGTTAAGGCCACGCTCGAACGCTGAGCGGCGGCTGTAAGGGTCGGTTAAATCAGCAATAGCCTTGGTGCGGGTAGACAGAACATAATCCAGGCCAACAGCCATTTCCCGCAGGTCTTTGGTGGCAACCTTTACCGCCGCCATATTGTTAAGCATCGCTCCCATAGGACGCAGTGATTTACTGAGTCCATGCTGCATCACCGGCCGCATCAGGTCAGTCGCCGCCGAGATAGTCATGCCGCCAAGCAACCGCAGAAAATTAATGTTCCTGGCCACTCGACCAGCACGCACAAAGAAACTTCTCGGATCCTTCGGTGCACCATACGTTCCAATCAGCCTGTCCCGCATAGCCTCAATATCTCGCAAATCCGCCTCGCGCTGTTTCTCCAGTTTTGCGCGCTCCTTCGGGGTTTTAGCGTTTTTAATCAGTTGGGTATATTCCTCAGTCACCTGGCGAACCTGCTCCCCCATGTCCTTGCTGCCGAACTGCGCAGTAAGTTCAATTTCCGGTCCCACCTGGCGCAGATAGCTCTCCATGACGTGGTTAATGTCCGACTCCAGAAAGTCCTCAATACGCTCGTCAGGAATAAGCAGGCTTCGGCTTTTCGTGAAACCGGCCCGGCCGATTATCTTTTCAGGTAAAAGCTGAGCTGGTACCAAGCCAGAAGGTGCGCCAATTATCTTATTGACGATCTCGTCGGCTGCATCCTCTGCCTCTTCTCTGGATAACGGCTCCATTGCCTTCAGATTTCGCTCACGGCTTGCGTTAAGCCTCGTGGTGGAGTTGGCCTTTTTCTGCAACTTTCGCAGCTCAGAGCGATGTTTGCGCGGGTCATCTAGCAGCTCAAGATGGCGCTGCAGCGCTGGCAGTTCTTCCTTGGCCCTGGCCACGTCATCAAGCTTGGTGCGCAGATCAGAAACCTCTTTGTTAAGGCGGGTGATCAGCTTCTGATTCTTGGCTGTGGCAAGTTGGGCCTGCTGCTTATCCAGTCTGGCAGTTATGTCCTGCTCTTGGCCGATCAACTTAGTGCGGTTGCCGACCTCGTCCATAAGTTCAGTTTTACGTCCAGACCATGACTCTGCTGCCGCAATCTCGTCCGCAAGTGTCTGCGCGCGCGGCTGCGCCTCTGCTGCTGCAGCAAGGCCGGAGTCAATTTTTTCTATACGCGCACCGGCGGCATCGGCACCTTTGCTGCTGATACCCTGG